GACCTTCACCCCTTTTAATATATTAATGATAATCTACAATTTCTTGAACTTCTACAATTTGTATTTTATTGTCTACCCGAGTAAATATTAAACGATAAGGATGTATTAAATCCATAGAATACTGACCTTTCCTATCTCCATGCAATGGATGACATCGACCAATACGACCAAGAACTAACATTTCTACACTATCAGCAGCTGTAATATTATCAATACGTAGATGTATTTTTTTTGCCATCAGTTCTCCATAATTTCTACGTGCAATATCCGCATTTGTGCATATTCTTTTCAAATTCTTATTTTTATATTTTATTTCCAATGCATCGCCTCATTTACCTCTAAGGTTAATTATATTTTACCATACAAATATTAAACAATCAATGATTTTTACTTTTTATTTCTGTAAATTGCGCTAATGTTGCTTTTAATTTTTCTGGAATAGGCAATCCACAGTTAGCAGAATTCTCTAATATAGATAGTGCTTCTCTACCAATAAAAAAGAGCAATACAACGTCTTTAGCCATTGTTTGCCCTATCAAATCTATTCTGTATGTTGTTGCTATAACTAATAAAATAACAACTTTTTTCATGACACCAGTACCACATTTACTACTATCTAGCTTCATATTTGGATTTATATATGCAGCACTTATACCAGTTATATAATCTATAACCATTAGAATTAAAAGTGTTTCAAAACTATCAGACCATGGTCCAAATAAATGCTGCAATAAAACTCCCACAAAGGCAACACCTCCCCCAATATATACCTCTAGCCTTGTTGGAATTAAAGAACTAATAAAGTTTATAATTTGCTCATACATATCACCACCTACTTACTAGATTCTAATTCTGATATTAACTTTTCTTTTAAACAATTGGGACATTTTTCATTTGTACATTTACCTTGTTCATCAAGCTTTTTAGCACAAATATTACATCTTTTAATCATTTACATTCACCTCTTTTAGTTTATTATTTGTATCTTCAATAACATCTGCATACTCTTGTTTTAATTCCTCTTGTAATTCAGTATCATCGGTCAATACTGCTACCAACATAGCGTCTTTAATATCAGCAATTTGTTCATCATTAGTTGCCATAATTTCATTAATTTGTTTTAATGCTTTTTCTTCCGCTGTTGGTACGTATGCAGGCTTTTCTACTATTTGACCATCTTTATAGATGTATTCTTTGTCTGCATTTCCAACTAACTTATTGTAGTCATCAACTTTGAACCATACACCGCCATTATCCAGAACAGATTGATAATCGAAGCCATCTACAATATTTATAATTTTTTCTTCTGCAATACCGATATAAACTTCTTTTTCTTCACCATCCTCGAAAACTGTATCAAATTCTTCATGTTCTGGTTCCCATGAATAATGTATTCCGTTTGTGTATGTGTTCAAACGCGTTCCATCCGAATTGAATTGTATTAAATAATCTTTATCCATTTAATCACCCTTAATAGCCTACTGCGAACCAGCTAAAAACTAATTTGCTAGAATCATCTGTGTAAATAGTAAAACTTGCATTGTCCTTTACTTTAGAACCTACTGAACGTGCGCCTATTCCTATGTCTCCAGCTCTAACTATAAAACAAGAATTAGGGAAAGATATATTAAAGTTAAAACTTTTGCTAGTTGAATTAATGTTGTTAACACCCCACTGATAAATAATTCCGGTGTTTCCATCTTTCCACCATCCATTAGTAGCTTTGCTTGCTGTAAATAAAGATTTAACAAAAGCAGTTGTGGCAATACGCGTGCTGTTATCACTTGTATTTTGTGTTGGTGCTGTTGGTGTCCCTGTTAGTGTTGGGCTATCTGTAAATGCCAATTGTTTGCTCCATTTTATTTTACCTTCATTTCCTGCTCCTACATAGGCTATTGGTGCGTTATATGCAACTTGCAAAAAACCTTGTGTATCTATAGAACCAAATCCAACACCCGGACTAGAGCCATATTTTCCGTTAGGTAATAAACAATAAAACGGTCTTAATGCAAATCCGTTACCTTCTCTACCTAATACATCATTTCTAAAAGTGTCTGCTGGGAATTTTTCTGCATATTCAGCGTATCCTTTATTGATATTACCTGCGTTTGTTGCGTCGTCAGCCTTAGTGGCATGAGCAACATTATTTATTGTAACTGTACTAGTTGTTCCATTTCCTTTTGTTACAGTTAATGTAGCATTAGAAGCCGTAATACTTTTTATATATGTTGTATTTATTGCTTGACCTTGACTATCTTGAGTGGCTTTTGTTGCTAAATCTGCATTAGCTGCACTATCAGCTTTACCCTGAAGATTGCCTATAAATTTAGTAGCGGTAATATTATACCCATTGGCATTTATATTACCTTTCATAGTTCCGCCAGATAACGGTAAATACACATCTTTTGTTTTATTATCTACAAAATTAGTAAATGCAGTTGATATATCAGCTGTTAATTGTTCAACATCTCCATCACTAGCATTTGCACCTTGTGCTACCATAAAATCTGCAATAGCCTTTGCCATAACAGATACTTGATAATAAAGTTTATTGTGTAGATTTGGATAAGCAATACCAGGTGTTACACCTCTTGCTCTTTGGGTATTAGCACTATAATCCCCATCACTCATCATATTTTGTTTACCTTCATCAAATACTAAAAAATTAGTACTAGCCATAATTCACACTCCTTTTATAACCAACTACCAGTATCATATCCAGATATATCTTGTGTTTCTTCGCCATAACCAAAAATTAAACTTGTTTCTTCTTTTATCCAATTAGTAGTATAACCACCCAAAAATTCATTATCATAACCATAACTAAATATAGGTACATCTGCATTTTGTGCAATTATTATATAATTTATACGCACACCTTCTGGTTTTGGAACAACTAATCCGTTATATATTAAATCCTTCTCTAAAACAGAAAAATCTCCCGATACAATTACATCCATACTCATATCTTGATTATCCAATATTAAAAGATTCCCATTTGGAAATATTTCTTGCCAAGCAGTATATAATTCTGGAAGCGTACCTTTCCATTGATTCCAAACAATTTTAGCTTTCAATAATAATCTATAATAATCATCATCTAGTACAGAAGATACGTCCGCACGCGGTTGAAAATCTAATTGCCTAGAGCGACCTATTAATTTACCTATTATATCTAATTGCACACCAGTAGCTGTATCTAGATCAAAATTAGATATAATTTCTTGGGCAGTAGAATTACTATCTTGTAACTTTTGTATTCCAGCTTCAAGCCATTTCATAAATTTAGGTTGTAGGCGATACTGACTTGGTATTAAATTTAAATAATAAATATTTTCCAATGTATTCACCTACTTCAACTGACATTTACTGTTATATTATCAATATTTCCTTGTATTACTTCATTAAAATTTATTTCTATATCAGCTGTTCCTTGACTAGAACTATGTTTTCCTGCTGTTAAACTTGTTATCGAAAAAATAGGACTTGTTAAATTCGGATTTGCTATTAACGCACTATTCCAAAGTAAAGATGTAGGTAAATTATCTCCTATACCAAGTGAATTTAGGTAATTTAAAATATTATTCTTGATATTATCTACTACATTATCTGTATAACCAGCATATTTTTTAATATTAACAGTTATATCAACATCTACATATGAAGGTCGATAAAATCTTATTGGTGTAGTAATATCGTACTTATTTATTACTTGCACTTCTGTTGTTCCATTTGTCAAACACCCTACACCTTTTCTTATATAAATTTGTTCTGCTATATCTGCATCTAATCCACCTTCTACTACAGCAGTTATACTATGTGCAGGTAATCCATATGGGTTTTCCTCAGTTTCACTATTGTCATTAGTATCATTTTCGTATACTCGTTGACGTGTTACACCCTCTACAGATACAATACCCGCAATAGTACCTTCCAATAAAGTTTGACTTGGTAATGCTGTACTTACAGCTTGCCTTGCTCTTAATTGTGCATCTGTTTCTACAGGTTGACCTAAAACGGCATTAACCTTATTAGTAACAGATATCCAACCTAATTGTGGAGTAGCTATTTTATTTATATCTCCAACTAAAGCAGATATTGAACCTAAGACTGTACATATAGCGGATACTTCAATTTCTCCTTCTTCTGGAATAGTTATATTACTAGGTAAATTCCAATTATTACCCGAAATATCTTGTACTACACCACTTTTAATAACTGTTTGAGGTATTCCTGTTAAAGTTACTACACAAGTAGAATAACTAGCAGCTTTTCGTTTTAAACCATTTATTTTAACAACTGTATCCAATCCGGAACCTATAGCAGTAACTGGGGAACGGCTATTATATGCATATACAATACTATTTAAAGTATCATACATTTTTAAAGCTATAGCAGATATATATTCATAATCCATACTATCATTTTCAAGATATATGTCCTCACCAAAAATTTTTTTTGCTTCAGTTACTAAATCATCTTTAATATCTTGATAAGTAGGGATATGTAATCCAGCATCATCAATGTATGGTGCAAAATATGCCATTATTCTATCCCTCCTTAAACACTAACTGTAAGGTTTCCATAATCAGTAACAACTAAACAAGTAAAAGTATATTTTCTATCTTTTATTTCTGATATAAAATTCACTACACTATTCACATTAGTTGTTCCATTTATTCTTTCTTTAACAATTAAATCTAACACCTGTTTATTCTCATCACTGCCTACACTGCCTATCATTCTTTGCCACAATGGCAATCCGTCTGTTAAATCTTCCCACCATTCACCATATAATAAAAGAAGTCGTGTTTTTATTGCTTGTGCTACAGCGTCTACATCTGTTAAAAAGTTCTGACGATTTCTACCAAGTGTATAATCTCCATTTATATCAAGTCGTCTATATTTCACCCACTTACACCTCCTGTTGTACTTCCGCCAGATTGTACTCCACTATGTTTATGCCCCCTAAACCCAATACCTTCAATTGTAGTTGTTCCGTTAAGTGTTATGCTAGATGATGTTATATCTATTCCACTATCTGAAATAGTTATTGCTGAACTTCCACTTGTATTTCTTAACTGCATAGCATTAGTGTTATATTCACCTACAACATTAGGTTGACTCCAACAACCTAATATAGCAAAAGCATCTGATAAATCATGCCTTCTAATCTCAATTTGATTTTGTGTTCCTCCAGATTGCCACCATGCATCAATACAACTATCTGCAAAAATAATAAGACATTCATCACCATTTTTTATAGGCATTGTAATAACAAATCCACCAGCACGTGGTAATACTATAGGAACATCTAAAAGTAACGGCAAATCAAGCCATTGCTGTTGGCCATTAATATTTACTAACTCTCTTATTGCCGGTTGAACTATAACTGTTTGTTCTAATGAGTTAAATTCTTTTATTATTCCAGGAACAGCAACTCTTATTTTCGTAGATGTATTACGTTGCAGTAATTCATCTTTTGCAGGTGTACCATTCATCATTTCTTGTAATGTAATCATTGTTTCACCTCTTATATACTGTTTGGATTAGAGCCAATTCCTTTCATCATTGCAGGAACTACATCTTTTCCATATCTACTATAAGCATTAACTGTTGTATACCAATCATTGCCTCTAGTATCTCCAGTATGTTCAACTTCATAAGCTTGATACATATTTTCTTCATCCAATTGCAGTGTCTGTGGTTGACTTTTTCCTGGCATATTCATCTGTAATTGCATACCGTTTATTTCTGTATTTTTTAACTGAACCATAGATAATACATTTATTTTAGGATTTAATAAACACCTAAATGAAACACCATATTGTATTTGTTGCGGATATCCAATTAATCCATTCTTAGGAGTTAATATTAAAGCTTCATCTGTGTAAGTATCTGTAATTTTTGTAATATTTACCTGACCATCATTTATCCAAACATTAGCATTATTACCCCGTGCCACGTCTGTAAGAATATCTTTCGGTCTACCAAAATAAACTTTTCCTCTTGGTAATGTTTGCTCACTTATTGTTGGTGATACTCTATTTACTTGTGTTGGCTTTTCTGCCTTAGATACTACAGTATCTATTACATTTCGAGGATTTTGACCGCGAACACAACTAAGTGATATAAAGTTCATATTTAAAAAAGTATCCCCATCTATACATACTAAAGTAAGCACATAATCTGTATTATTTTCTTTACTTCTAACAGCTTGTACAATCTGACCATCAAATATTTTTCCATATTGTTTTGGCTGACTTTCTTGTATTTGCTGAGGATTATTATCCTCTTTCGTTTTATTTTTACTATTTTTTTTACTTACAAAATTAGAGCCTACAGCCTTTTTAGTATCTTCTGGATTTAAAATTATTGTATTCAAATAACCTTCATATCCAGCAGAAATAATAAGCCTATCTCCTTCTTTTATTATTTTTTCTTCGGTATCTTTGTTCAAATTATAAATTTTAACTTCAGCATGATTATTAAAATCCATACCTCTGCGAACTCTGAAAACACAATGCAAAAGCGATACGTCTAATGCATATTCTTTATTTTCATTAGACGTATCGCTTTTCTCATTTCCTTTTGTTGTTTGTGTATTGTCAATTTCCACAGTTGAAGAAGCAACAACTATACGATATTTTCTAAGATATAAAAAATTACTCATCTAATACACCCCACAACAATAAAAAAGTTGAACCTAACGTTTCATTATCTGGATATTCAAGTTGAGTTTCACCAGATTTTACAATATAAGCTTCTCCAATATTCAAATATTCGTATTGAGCTAATATATTACTTGCTAATCCACTTCCTGGAACAAGAGGTAAATTTGCTATTAACATTTCACCAGTTTCTGCATTACTTATATCAACTGTCCAGTGCTTGTATTCCTCTAAATAACGCAAAAAAAGTTTTATGTGTATATTAGTTTTGTTTATATTTATTTTAAAACTAAGCATTTGGTTAGCTGTATTTGTTAATGGTATCGTATATAGCATAATTAAAACCCCGCTTCATACAAACCGCTTCCTGGTTGTTCCGTTTCTTGAGGTTGAACTTCTCCTCTGTTTGTAGTACCACTAGATGCCCAGTTTCTAGTTGATACTGTTCCTGTAGCTACATCTACTACAAATATTTCTTGTAACGTTACTGTACACCGTAAACCATATTGTGTTCTATAATTATCTGGTGCTGTAATATTTTGTATCAGCATATTATCATAATGATGCAATCTAGTGTGAACTGCTAGCGGTAATCTTAAAGCTTGCAATTCTCTTAACTTTTCATAAGCAGATACCGATTTTGTATAATACTCCGTAAATTGACCTTCTAACATTGTTGCCATAGCATCACTCATACCTATTTCCATAGTTAAAGTAGACGGATTTAAAAAACTGTGATCAGCTATATTAGCTCCGGTTTGTACTGGGTGTTGTGTTATAGTAAGCTCACTATCATGTTGTTCATTTAGTACGGCATCAAAAAAAGAAGCCTCCAATATTAGTTTTAACTAATACTAATTCGCTGTTTGAGCCTCCTATTTTTGTTACATCAAAATTAAAATCTCCTGATATATATGAACCTATTAAACTACCTAAAGAAAAATCTGTTCCTAATAAATTTGTTATATCCCCAATATTACCATTGGTTATTACATCACTTACACCGCCAGCGACATTCCACTCTTTAGGTCGATATCCTTTTGAGAAAAAACCTGTACCACCATTTGCTCTATCTACAGTTATTTTTCCTAATTGCCATAATGCGGATAAAGTATTAATAGAGCCTGTAGAAAATAAACTCATACTATCACCCCACTAATATTTCTAATATCTCGTGCATTATTGCCAATACCACCAATATTTACATCTGGTATTACCTTTTTAACAGCTCCTGCTACATCTTTTGCTGTCATTGGCTCTGTTCCATTTGGTGCTGTAACATTTATCTGACCTATATTGACACTTGAACCATTATAATTATTAGCTGTTGTCATTATCGGCATACCGCTACCACCTATTAAACTATGTGCATAAGTTCCTTGACCTAAAAAACCACTAAATCCAGCCTTTTCAAAGTATTGACTATAATCTTCTTTTGGTGGTGTGTAGAAGTCATCTACTTCTAATTTATTATTATTTAGATGTACTGGTCCACTAGATTTATTAGTATCTGTGTAGTTGTGTGCTGAACCTAGATATCTATCTTTTACAGCATATGCATTGTTTATCCTTTCTTGTAATACTCCTTCTGGATTTTCTGGTTTTTCAAATCCTCTTAAAAATATTTCAACTGCTTCTTCTACACTACTTGCGTTGTTCATTGCGTCTAATACATCTTTATATCCAGTTTTTAATTCGTATAGTAAAAAATCTAATTGTGTTTTTCTATCCGTCCAGTCCGTACCTCTAGCTTCAGCAAATCTTTTTAAAGCACTAAATCTACCATTGCCGTTAAAATCAGTATCGTGCCATTGTGCAAGACCACCAGAAGGGCCTCCATTATCATTTGGATTATAAGCTGTAGGATCATAAGCAGACTCACCACCTAAATTACCCATTATTCCTAAAGCTGCAACAGTAGATACACCATTATCAATAAGGTATTTAGTCATATCTTCAACACCTTCACTAGCTAAACCTTTACCACTTCTTCCACCTGTTACATCATCAAGAACACCTTCGCCAAAATTACCAAAAGCACGAATTACTTGTTTGAAAGCACCTTTAAAATCACCTCTTGCAGCTTTAGCTAATGCACTAAATAAATCACCCGTTAATCTTACAAGTCTTGTCATTAGTCTTAAAGTGTTTTCTATACCTTTACCAAAAGCCCTCCAAACTTCCTTACCTTTTACACTTAAACCAAATAATTTAGCGATAAGTTCCAATATGGCTTCTACTAAATCAAGGACACCATCAACTAAACTAGATACACTATCTCCCATAAGCATAAATAATCCGATTACATCAAAATCTTGGAACATATATTTTAATATCTCCAATATACGGAAAAATATTTCAACCAAGTTATCCATAATCTGTTTAAAGGTTGACCACCAATTTTTTAGCTTTGGTAGTGCTTCAGTATTTATCAAGGAGATAATGTGTTGTAAATAATACTCCCCTTTTTCAAAATAAACTTGTAAATCATCCCAAACTTCAAGAAGTTTTTTCCATACTGGAGCTAAAGTTTTTGCTGATTTTCTACCATCAATATAAGCATAAAAATCATCTATAAGAAGTATCATTATACTCATTGCAGCAAAAAAAGGATTTAACTTTATAGCCATACCGATTATAGATATAAACTTAATAATCTTTTGTGCTCCCTCTGGTAGCATATTAAAAAATCTAGAAATGGTATCTATAGCAGTTTTACCAAAACGTGCAAGGTTCATACCTAAATTGACTACTATTGTTAATGCTTTAGCTATTTTGTTACCCCAGCTTGGCATATTCATTTTTAAATTTTCATTTATATCTTTTAATCCCTGACGAACTCTTTCAATAGGCCCTGCTAAATACTTTATTAAATAATAAGCTACCCATTCTTTTAACATCTTTATCTTAAGCATAAAAGATTGCCATTCATAGCCAATTGAACGAATATACTTTAGTTGATTATTTGCATCTGCTGGAGTTTGAAGTTCTTGCATTTCTGATCTAAGACGCAAGAATTGTTCTCTTAATTCTGGAATCCATGCAATATCTTCAAGTTTTGCCCCCATTGTATCCAATGCTAATTGTAGACTTTTAGCATTTTCCTTCGTGGTCCATATATCTTTAGCTAGTACTTGATATTTCATGTCTGCATCCGCTACAGATTTTATAGTTTTAGCTGTGGCAAAACCGACAGCAGTTATAGCAGAAGCAACAGCACTCAAACCTGTTACCATTTTGCCAAGTGATGTGGTGGTATCCATAGCACTATCACTTAATTTAGTTACAGCAGATTTAGCTTTATTAAGTGTATTATTAAATTCGCTAAACTGTGCATTATTGACTATTGCACCTAGAGATACCAAATATTCTTCAATTACATTAGTATTTGCCATGGTTTCACCTCACTGACTATTATTATTTACGATACTGGCTCTATAATCATTAACTGCTTTTATATCTAGCATTTCATGTATAGCAATCAAATCATCTAAATCATAAGTACCGTCCCAAAGCTCATGCTGTTTCCATAAACCTGCAAGAACAGGTCTATAAAGGAATTCATTTAATGTATCTGCTTTTACTGTTTGGAATTGGTTTGCAGGGAGTTCGTCAAGCTCTGCAAGCCTTTTTCTCCGAAAAAACCCTCAACATTAAACATTACCACTTCAATCGTTAATAATATAATTGTCATAAAATCATTTTCTAATTCTTTATGGCTTAAACTACCATTATTTAATATTAAAGCTTCAGGCATTTCTGAACCATTTATATTATTTAGGATTTCTACAGCAGATAAACAATCTTTCTGTATTTCAATAAACTTATCTTTACCAATGCCACTTATTGCTTTTTGTAACATATCTACTTTATTTGTATTACCCGCATTAATTAAACCACCTGCTAAAGAAAAACCTATCTGCACAGCTATATAAGATGCTGTAAAAGCGTTTAATTTTTTAATTTTAAATTTATATCCATTTAATTCAATTATTTTTGTTTTATTAATCATAATTTACTCCTTAAAATAAAAAGCTACATCATAATAGATGTAGCTTATTTAGAATTATGTTGAATATCTGCCGCCATTAAGGTCCATGTAATCCTTTGACCTTGTTGTTGATATGGTGTATCTCCCACCTTTTGTGGTGATATCCCTTTTATTGTATGGCTTCCACCAGTAGATGTATTTCTTAATAACATTGATGTTGTAGCCCATTCACTAGTTGGCAAACTCCAAAGGGTATTATACCAATCGAGAAGCCAAAAATGTAAAGGACTAGTTTGTTGTGCTGTAATAGTTATAGTACCATTATTGCCAGCTATTTTACTTACCATTACAGAACCATCAGATGCAACATCATGAGCTGAACGGTCTGTACTCATGGATATATTTATATCTCCAACACCTTCACCAGTAAATAAATATGAACCAATTGTAGGATGAGAGATAGAACCTGATAAATCTAAAAAAGAATATGTTGATAAAGCCATTAAATAACCTCCTATCTATTAACAGTAACACCAATAGTTACATGTTCAATAGCCCCTGCAAGTTTTGCAGATACATAAATTGGTGGTGATTTACGTGCATCTCTATCTGCTTGTGATTGGTCATTAACTGACTCTGCTTGAATAAGATATCCATCTGGTAAAGTATCTCCAGTTTTTAAATTTAAAATTGCTGAACCATTCCATTTACCAGGAGCGATAAAACCAATCTTAACAGCTTGATCACAAGCAACCGCAGTAGCATTCATTATGCTAGTCACACCAGCATCTGTTTGTGGAACTTTAGTAGATTGATACAGTAAATCCATAATATTCAACTGAATATTATTACTTAACATATCAAGATTTAAAATTTCATCAAATCTTGTTGCATCTGCCATAGTTCCTTGCTCTAATACATCATAATAATAGCCACGATTTATATAAACATTGCCATAATTACCTTTTATATATTCAACTTGTGTATTAGTTAAATCGTCAGTAGTTACTCCTGGTAGTGATTTATAAGCTAAAGTATAGGCACACTATTAGCAAGACTAGTATTATTACCCATAGCATAGCCCATAGTTGCTGCTACGGCATCTGGTGTATCTTCTTGTCCACAATATTGACCAAATGAACGACGATAATTTTTATCTTTTAAGAAAATAAATATGTCAGTGCTATTACCAGAACTAGATAATACATCTTCTGTAGCTACTGTATAAAAGTAAGTACTACTTGGTTCTGCTGTTTCTGTATATTGAGCTATCGCTTTTATATCATCATTAGTAGCACCACAAACTGTAAAAGCATACCATTCTGCATTAGCAATACGACAAGCACGAACAGCATCAACTGCTTCCTCATCATTTGCTTTATCCCAACACCCAATAGCGATACGATTAGGTGCCAATGGAGTTGCAGATTTCATTAATACAGCCGCTTTATATTCTGGGCTATCTGTTGTATATCCATCAGATAACATATCCTCTAAATCTGTATAAATACGAATACGTTCTGCTGTCGGAATTACTGTCTCATTTAAAGGTTCAGTTTTTGTAGAACTACCAATAATAAGACCTAAATTAAAGCTATTCCTAGGAGCAGAAACAGCACCTAATGTTATTTGTACATCTACAATAGGGGTAAGACTTAAGGATTTTGTTGTTGCCATAGATTAATCCCCTTTCGTTATTTCTCTATGATTTTCAATAACTGTTTCTCCACTAGCATTACCATATACATTAAGTGGAACAGTCTTAATTTCATTAATTTGTGTAGTGTATGTCATAAGACAGTTAAATCTTAAATTTAAATCTGCCCTTTCCCACCACTGTTGTAAAAAAAGCTCTGGCATTCTTAAAGGAACATCAGAGCTTGGTATTAGATAGATTTTATTTTCTTTTAAAATTTCACTTCTATTAGCATGAAAGTAATTTCTTATATTAATGAGATTATCATATGAATTAGGACCATAAGCTATAAGATTTACTCTTAAAACTCTCGTTTGTCCTTTACTAATTTGGATATCTTCCGCTAAATCATTATTAATAATAGTATCTACAGGAATAGTTATATCTTGACCTGATTCATCAAATATTTTAAAAAATAAAATATCATCATTAATGCTCCAACCTGGTTGTCCTTGTTGTTGCCAACTTCTTCTAACCGGCGGATTAATAGACCATGCAGGATTATCTATTTCATATCCTAAAATAGACATTAACTCTTCCCATAATATATCTTCTAGTTCATCTAAGGTTGTAATCATATCAATAGCCCTCCATGCGAACAGCTATCGCTTGATAATATCCATAATCAATCCATGGATTAACCTGCATTATTTTATATTTATTATTTTGCCATTCAATGATATCAGATATAGCATTTGGATTATTTGTAGTAGTGTGTAAAGGTACTAAACTATAAAATACCATAGCTCCATTTATTCTATCGCTTTCTGGTATCATATTTACTTCTTTAGCAGTAGCTACTGTTATAACACCAGATATATCAAATTTAATAGGCTCATCTAATATAAATTTACCTTTTTCATAATGTCCTTTTGTTCTAGTAACAGTATATACTTGTCTGAATTTAGGTGATACTATAACTCGTTTTACATTTACTCTACTCATCTGATTTCACCACATAAGTTATAGATTTTCGCATTTCGCCAGTATCAATAAGTGGATTAGAACTTCCTTTTTTAGAAACAGTTAAAGGCGAATTTGCTTCCCAACCATTATTAGGATTTGTGAACCATGCTCTAACAATATTTTGTGCATACATACCTACTACTTCTAAATGTTGCATAGCTGTCTGCATACTATCACCAGCATAAATATTTTCCATAGCCTTGCCATAAGCAGTTATCAATCTTTTAGCTATTTCTTTTTTATTATAATTTATTGCTGGTTCAATAACAGGTCTTGGTGGTACATGCCACAATGGTGAACCATGAGATTTAATGTACATTTCATAAGCTTTAGAATATGCTTTACCTTCATTTAATGCTAATTGCATTTCTTCACGCATAGATTTTGTTCTTACACCGTGAGTTTGAATATACAATAGTTCAGCATTATTTATGTCATTTCCATTATCTCTACTTGCATTTTCTGCTGGTATACCTACATAAACACGACTTTTTCCAAGTAATTCTATACTTTTCTTTAAAGCACTTAAATTACTTTTATGTTTTACTTTTATCATGTTTACCATACCAACATACCACCTTTACCCATGAGTTTAGCAATAGATGCGAATTGAACCCCATATTTAGTAAGTTTCCACTGAGCCCAACCATCTAAATCATTAGTTATTGTAGATACATCTTGTGAATAAGATACACCACTAACAGACTCACTTGTAATTATTCCACGAACTGTCGCAGAAGATATAACTTCATCAGCAGAAGGTGTATCACTATCGCTCATAGACTCAAGATATAAAGTTAAAAAATGAGCTATAAATAAACTCATACAAAACTCCCATTGCCCATGATATCTTCTATACTGCAAATTATTATTGGCTAACTCTAAAAAAGAATTTGCTACTACATCTGGTACTATATCCTTAAATTGCGGATAAAATTTAAAAAAATTATCCAATGTGTATGCAGGATTATCCCCACATTTTATATTAGAAGCAGAAGTGATAACCATAGGTCATCACTCCTCTTTAGATTTTTTTGCTTTTACATCAGTTTTTACTTCTTTAGATTTATCTTCAGCTTCTACTTTCACAGATGAAGATTGAATTTTTGCTTCTAATACTTCAATATCTCCATCTTCCTTTGCTAATTTAAATAATGGATCCTTTTCTACCCAATCAGGAACATCTTCAATTGCATAGTTACCTATAGTTATTACCTTAGTATCACCATGACCAAATTGATATCTTTTTTTAGTTAAAATACGCATAATATCCTCCTATTAAATACCATCATAATAACGAACTGGTTGATAAAATAAGAATTTAGGAACACCAAATTGAGAAGCATATAATGTTAAATAAGCTGCATCTGTTACACTTGGTTGTGTTAATGCACGAGTTAGTGGTACTGTCATATCAAAATACAACGCATCTTTATCATTTACATAAACCATCATACGGTCTTTTTTAGATTGACCTGAACCAATACACCAACGACAAGGATAAATCTGAACATCAATACCTTGATTTTTACCAATATTATTCTCTAATAAAAACTGTAAAATAGAAACATTACCTGCTTCACTAACTTTCTGACTTACTAAATACGCGTATTGTTGTGGAGGTATTAAAATTTGATTAGGCATTCCTCGCATATCATATTCAGCAGCAGTCCAAGCTTCAGTTAAAGCTGTATTAATATCATTTAAAATTTCATCTGGTGTTTTCTTTTTCCATGTTGTATCTGATTGTGCACCTTCTGCAACCAATACAGTTACAACATTAGGATCATTGATAATACCAGTTGTTTTATATTCGTCATAACCTACATAGACATTCTGGTCTACAGCTTTTTGATAGTTTAATCGCAAACCTCTATCTAATAAATCTTCTAAATTTCTTCCAATTTGTTGGAGTTTATTTTGGTCTACAAGTGGCACTTTTAATACATTCATCCATGTGTGTACAGGATATTGATTTTTGCCAATATCTACCTGTACAGCAGGAATAGCTGTGGAACTACCACCTTGAATACCACCACCATTAGGAGCAGAAATACCATAATTTACATCAAAAGTGCTAGTGTATTCTACCCAGCCACCGCCTGTCTCGGCAACTATATCACGTTGCCATGTAACAGCTGTTAATGGTTCACGAATTTTAGGGTCTACTTTTTCAAGTTCACCCACAAGGTAAGCCATACCTGAAGCAGTTGCGGCATCATATGCTCCGCCATAAAGTCCGCCACCTTGTTTCATTGCAAAATTAGCTAAATTACCAGCATTTTTCATGGTATTTGCTGGATTATTAATAATTGGTGTAGACATTAAATTATTCCTCCCTTATGGATTATTTCTAGTTTTAATACAAATTTCAGCGACCTTATTAGCATCAATTTTTCCAGTTGCCCAACAAACATTAGGCAATTCCACTACATTACCACTATCATCTGTAGCCTCAAATCCACCGATTATTTTTCCACTTCCGCTATCTTCTCCTGCTGTTCTAACATAAACCTTTCCGCCTGCTGTAGGTGTACCAACATTACAAGTAACCATTACATTACCACGCTGAATAACAGAACAAGGTTGAGTTGGTTGATATGCTCCACTGTTTTGTGTTAAATACTGCACAGCTTGCTGTACAATTCTAACTGCTACACCAGCAAAATTATCTGCTGTAAGCGTAGCATCACCCACAGAATAAGTATTATCACTATTTAAAATAACAGGAGCTCCAAAAGGAATAGCCTTGCTATCTTCCTTCACTGCTCTAGACATAATTACATCATCTGGTGTGCGTGCATAAGTTCCTGGGAAACCTAAATTCATGGATTTTCCAATTGCATAACCTGCCATATTATTTACCCCCCTTATATTGTGGATTATATTTTTTAGCCCACATTTTCCCTAAATCTTCATTTTTAACTGTATTATTGTTATCTTGTGCTTTTCTACTAGCTTTTAGCACAGTAGCATATTGGTTATCTTGTACATTTCCACGAACAAGATTTGCTAAACTATCAATAGCTTTTTTTCTAGTATCTTTATCTTTAATACTTGCAACGATAGGCTTTAAAACTTTTAAATTTGCAAGAGTATCACATGCAGGTTTATTAATCATGCTTTCTTCATCGTTGATTTCTTCTGGTTCTACGGTAACTGCTTCTTCCTGCTCTGTTACACTTTCATCATTTGTACCAATAAGTTGATTTTCTAATTCATCTAAAGTAGAAATTTCATCTTCTTTATGTTCAGGTTCACGTTTTTCTGCCTGCATAATAGCCTGCATTGTTTCTTTTAAAGATTTTATTTCTGCCATAAGCTCACCAACAGATGGACCTTCATCTTTTACATTTTCTTCTGGCTTCATTTCTGCTTTTTCATCATGTAAAAGTTTGCTTGCTTCTGCAATTTCTTCTGGTGTAGAATTTTCATCTCTCGCAAACATGGCAAACATTTTATTTTTTATAGCTTTTAAACTCATTTTTTTGCCTCCATTATTAACTTTATTCTTAATTTCTGGTTTACTACCTCTAACAGCTACCCTATGCCCAGCCCTACCATTTTTTACGATAGCGATATGATTACCTCTTATTTGTTTTTGAATAATAGTATTATCATTCCCTAACTCCCAAAAACAATCATATCCGCAAGACACCTCTCGTTTTTCTTTAGATGTTATCTCATCAATTAGCATTGGATCATAAATCATTAAATCAGCAACAATGCAGTCATTATATTCACCAATGCCTCTTCTTACATCTCTACAAATACCTTTTAAGTATGTTCTACTATTTTGTGGAGTAACATCTTCTAGCGGGTGGTCATCCGTTACAGGTTTTCCTTCAAAAGAAGCAAGGGTAGCTTTGGAAAATACTTCTTCTGGGTGTCTCACTATTTTTACAGTATCATTGCTAGGCAATTCTTTAAAAGAAGTTTCACTGCCTAAATATAGTTGTTGTCCAGTTCTAGCAATTGGTACATTATGACAAATTAAAAAACCTTCTGGAGTTTTAGTTAAATTATCGGATATTTTAGAGCCATAATAAGATATCATTTCATTTTCTCACCACCTCACATTATTTTTAAAAATTGATTTTTAGTCATATTACGAATAGTTCCACCATAATAAACTTTATGCGGAAATTTAATATCATTAATGTCTGTTAAAGGTTCTGGATAGCATCTGCAATTAAATATATCTCCGGCATTATAATTTCCATAGGATTTTTTGTTTATTAATCTTTCAGGACTAGGAGGATAGTTAAAGTTGATAAGTACTCCTTCCATATGAGAGTGACTTTTTCTCACTCTACTATCTTCACTAGTTCGCCATACATACCAATTAAGACCTATAGCTTGAGCTCTTACTCTTGTTAATGCAGTTTGAGCTTTGCTTGTTTCTGTTCTTGCTATTAATTGCGCCCTAGTTTCACTTATATGTGGATAATACCTAAGAATTTCATCTCGTATATCTGTAGCACGTTTTCCTTCTAATACCCCTTTTGCTATTCGCCTATCGACATATTTGGCAATATCCAAAGGTAAAGATGATATATAATTTGCATTTTGGTTTATCAATTCATTAAAAGTAGCTCTTATTTGTCCAGTTAATCCTTTTTGTAATTCTTTATATATCATCTTACCTTGACTACCTTTATTAGCAGCTTGTCTCCAAGATTTTACGTTGTCGGAAAAAAGTTGAGTAATCATTCCTTTAGCCAACGCTTCCGCTTTTTTTATAAATGTAGGCTGTCTAGCTAAGGACTTTATTGTGCTTGTAATTAAAAAAGGACTATCAAGATTTTTTAATTCATCTTGTAGTCCTTGTATTAGCTTTTTTATAGCATTAGCATAAGCTTTTTCAATTGTCCTTTTCATTTTCCATTTGTTGTACTTCATTACTTAAACCACCATTAATATTAGGTTCTAATCCAAAATCTGTTTCTACAGGTATATCAATTTCATTACTTGCCTTATCTATATCTTCATCGGTAATATTTGTCCACATACCTGTAGTATCACTCATTTGTTTATATTCTTTAAGTGCTATTCTATCTGAAATAATTCCACTATCTCTAGCTTCTCGAATAGCAGTTGACTTCTTAGCAACGATATCCGCAAGTTTTTCTTCTGTTGCTCGTTGTACTGGATTAAATCTAAAATCTAAATCATCAGGAATAACTCCCCATGTACTCATAGCTATTATTGGTAACAACTTTTCTACTATTGGTCGCAATGTACTTTCTTGTTTTTCTTCTATCATATCATAATAGTTTTGCAAATCACTTTCCCCTGTGGCATTTAATCCAGCGGGAGAACGACCAAATAATCTAGTAACGGGAATTCCAGCAGCACCGCTTATATCCATTATGAATTGTTGATAAACATCACTTAATCCACTAAATGTATATTGATGAGTACTAAAATCATCTTCTTTATCCAGTATTTGCATACTAAAATTATTCATCAACCAATTTTGAGATTGTACTGTATCATATAACTCTCTTTGGCTATTAACATCTGTAGTTGATAAAAGCTGACCTAAATCACTCATTTTAAGTACTCTTAAATTAGCTAAAAATGTTAGGTTGGCTATATTCCAACTAACATTATCACGCTTTTTTAATTCATCAAAAATTGATTCTATTACTGAAGCTCCCCAATATTGCTCGGCTAACCATTCCCAATAAGGCAACTCATCTCCAGTAAATCGAATAACACGGCTGTGATGAATATTGATATTTATATTAGTTTCCGGATCCGTTACATAATAATATTCTGGTAATCCATGTTCTGAATCCGATATATCTGTTACCAAACTAGTACCCGGATAACAACCATTCCATCTATCAAGAATAAGTATCCCCTTGAAATCTCCAGGCAATATACTATCCAAATCTAAAGGCTTACTTAAATCTTCTCCTTGCCCCTTTATTAGCATTATACCTAAAGCACCGCCATATAATCTGCCCCAACGTAAACCCTGTGTTATCTTTTTTATAATACTTGTTTTACGTTCTACAGACTTTAATTCTGTTATTGCTTCTGGTGTTAAATTAGATGTAATCTTTATCCAATTTTTGGTCATATCCTGAGGAATAACATCAATAATTTTTCTTATTAGCCAATGACTACGATATAAAGAATTCATCAAATTGAAGTTTCTTGTAAGCCTAGTAAGTGGATAATTTGTACTTTCTAGTAAACTAGGAGTAAAAGCTCCCATACGTGCCAACATATTTTGAAATGCGTCCGTTGCTTTGGCACGTATCATTTTTTTATTTTTATTACGACGCATTATTATACCTCCTTGGATTTATAAGAGTGAAGCAACCATAACGTACTGCGTCTGGTCCATGGTCTGCTATTTTTAAGGGTTTCTCTTTTGCTTGATTTTTCAAAGCTTTGTCATCCCATACATAAGACTTCATTTCATTTATAGTATTTTTGCAATTATCTTTATGAAACAATAGTATTTTCTTTTTAAGTAAAGATGATACATGGCGAATACCTTCTAATACTTTATTATCTGCATTTATAGTATCCTCTGCTACTTTTCCTCTTAATCCTTTTTTACGAAGCGAAACTTTAAAACTAGCAGCCGAAGGGTCAATTACTACATAAGCAGGTGTTATGCTTTTATCGCCTACAAATTTTAATAAATCCTCTCCATATTCAAGGTCTGTTTTTTCAATACCAGTTTTTTTACTGTCGTAGTAATACTCGTTCACCACATATAATTTTTCATTATCATCATATACATCTAAGAAAACCATAGGATTTACTGTACCATAATCAATAAATATATAACGTTTCATTCTGAATATATTTCGACTTATATAACCTATTAATTCATCACCAAATAAATTATCATCATCAAAACAATCTTTATAAATAGCACCTTGTGCCATTACCCATAATCCTAAAATAAAACGCTGAAAAAATACTCCTGCATATCTGCTTTTATAAGACTGTATCACTTCTTGTGATAATGAAGGATTATCTTCCATCATAAAATGTATATGAAGAAATTTTTTCTCTTTAGCTTTTTGTATCCAATCTGTATAAAAATAATGCACAGGACTTTCTGGATTACAATTAAACCATAATTTGGCACCTAAAATTGAACAACGACCAGTAGCTTGGTTAACAAAACTTTCTGGCATAAGTGCTACTTCATCTAATAACAGACCTGCTAAAGTAATACCCTGTATTAAATCTTGACTGGACTCATCACGCCCGCCAAAGATATAAAAATAATTCACTACATAGCCTTTTTGGATATATATCAAATTACTTGTCCTATCTTCTTCGATCGCAAATCCTCGAAGTATTAATACTGGCTTAAGCCATTTCCACACATTTCGCTTAAAACTACCAACCGTTTTTCCACACATTGCGAAATTTTGGGCATCAAAATATTTCATTGCCCATAAAACAAAAGATATTGCCATTGGTACAGTTTTGCCCGCACGAATAGAACCATCACATATAATACCGTTATATTTACTATATGGACTTTCCTTTTCCCACCATGTAAGTATCTGCAACTGTTTTCTACTAAAAGTATTAAATTTTATAACAGGCTTGATAATATTTTTTATTTTTTTAATCATCTCGCCATACCTCTTTAGTTGCATTTTCTATGGCTTTAGTAAAGCCATCATCTTCCATCAATGTTTCTTGACTATCATCTTTTGCTATTTCTTTCTTGAGTTTTTCAATTCGAAGTCTTTGTTCTTCTGTAGCCAATTTACCATTGCACATTTCTTCATATTGCTTAATTAGGTTCATAAGAGTTCCCATAGCTCGTGATTGAGCCATTAAAAAAGAAGCCTGTTTTTCATAGGCTTCTTTGTATTGATAAACAGTTGTTTCTGAACCGTCTACTGTTATTTTTTTGTACAGTCATTAGCATCCTCTACGTACATTAATTTTTGTGAACGTATGATTGCTGCATATTTAAGGCAAATGTTTTCCCATAAAATATCTAGTGGCGACATCATCTCAATATTACCAACAAGCTCTAATGTTTCTGCTGGCAAATATTTTGAAAATAAACCGTGCTTTATAGCATTGGTATTTTTCTCAGGTGCTCCACCTTTATTAATTCTAGGTTGTTTTGTTTCGGTACTTTTTAGCTCAAGTCGAAAATCATCTACAGCATTATTATTACGCTTAGTTTGTACGTTTTTGGGTTTTCGAGGTTGCAACTTTTTAACTTCTTTAGTTGCAACTTTTTTGGTATTAGGTTGCAACTTTTTCCAATGACGACTAGCCCATGATTTTATTGTTGATAAATTAATATCATACTTTTCTGCTATATCTTTATATTTCATTCCCGTACAATAATCTTCAAAAGCTAAATCTTTTACATTTTTATTTGCCAAATCACCTCACCACCTAAATTTTTGTACTAAAAAGGCCACTATCAAAATGACAGTGGCTTAAATCCCATATCGTTAATTTTCATTATTTAATTTAAAAGTAGATACACTACCAAGTAAATGTAGTATAACACATTTGTCAAAAAATAGCAATTATCGTGATTCAAAATTTATTGATAAACCCGCATTTATTTGTGCTAAAGTCTTTTTATTATCAGCTTTTCGTCTACCTTTGCCGTTATTAACGCCACCTTTTATCTGTTCTCCTTCTTGTAAGCTCATTGCCTTATACATTAAATTTTGCTGTCTTTCTTTTTCCCAATGATTGGCAAAATTCATATCTTGTGGCCACAATTCAGCTCCACATTCAGGGCATTTAAAATAATCGCCTTTAGCCTGCATATGCACAGCTTTACCTTCATAAGTTAAACAAATATTACACAAAATATCTTTACACATACATTAATCCTCCAAATACTAATAGGGTAGCCAAAAGCTACCCTTTAAATTATCCAATTAAAATTAACCTTATTCCCACTAAAATTACTACTGCACAAGTTCCTAAAATATATTTTTTATCTTGTTCACGTTCCATTTGTTTTAGTTCATATCTTGTTGGTATTCTCATAAATCAAAATCCTTTGCTTTATATGTTTTTTTATCTTTTACATCTCTAATAACTAAATTAAGCACCATATATCTTCTTCTACTAAGAAACTTTACAAATAAATTAACTACTCTTTGACAAAATCCTAATCTACCTTTATTTATTACTTTATTAGCTACTGGATCACTACAATGACCAGAATTTGTTAGGATATTTTGTTCGTATTTTTGCATTTTATCCCTTCTTTATATTTTTTATATCCATTAGCCATACATTTTTTCAAATCGGGTTTTCCTAAAATACATTGTTGTTTATGTCGCCTAAGACTGCATAAAAAGATGCCATCATCAAAATAACTATATTTACACGACATAATTATCACCCTTTCATATATTTAGCTATTTTAGCTTTTACGGCTTCCATCATTGATTGCTGACCATTTGCTTTATCTGAAAGTGCTTGCATTACTCTCTCATCTTCAGTATCTTTAGCGATTAAATGATGTATAACTACTTTTTCTTTTTGCCCTGGTCTATGCAATCGTTTATTTGCTTGTTGATATAGTTCTAAATTCCATGTAATGCTATACCAAATAACAATATTTCCGCCATGCTGTAAATTTAAACCGTGACCTGCACTAGCTGGATGAAGTAAACCCATTTCTATTTTGCCATTATTCCAATCTCGCAAATCTTGTATATTCTGTAATACTCTAGCTTTAGGAAATCTTTTTAATATCTTATCTTTATCATGCTGATACCAATAAATGACCATAAGATTTTTGCCTATGTTATCAACTTGTATTTCTTCTAAAGCATCAAGTTTATAATCATGGATATTTATAATATTTCTACCTTCATCATAAATAGCTCCGCTTGCAAATTGTAACAACTTACCTGTTAAAACGCCTGCACTACTTGCTGTAATTATTTCATCAGACATACTTAATACTAATTCTCGTTCAAATTCATAGTACTTTGACATGATGTTTTTTGGTAATTTAATAGATACCTGATTATAAATAACTGGTGGCAAATCAAGATAATCATCTGATTTTAGACTTACACAAATATCTGATATTTTGCTATATATTTCCTGTTCTGCATGCGGTAATGTTTCATAACTAAAAACCACATGACCATTTGTTTGTGCGGGCCTAAAATAATTTTTACGATATTGTGTTATAGTCTTACCTAACCTTTTACCGCCATCTAATAAATATATTTGACTCCATAAGTCCATGAGTCCATTTGGTGCTGGCGTTCCAGTTAGTTCTACTATACGTTTGATAAAAGGTCTTATTCTTTTCAATGCTCGAAATCGTTGACTACGATGATTTTTAAATGACGATGATTCATCTATCACCACCATATCAAAATCCCACTTTTTACCTAAACTATCTACTAACCAGCCGATATTTTCACGATTGATAGTATATATATCTGCCTGCGTATTTAATGCTTTTTTTCGCTGTTTTAAATCACCACAAATTACAGATACTCGCAAATCTTTTAGATGTTCCCACTGGTTTATTTCATCTTGCCATGTTACTTGTGCTACTCTTTTTGGTGCTATTACTAATACTTTATTTACTACCCAATAATCATACATAAGCTCAGATATTGCTGTTAAGGTGGATACTGTTTTTCCCATACCCATATCCAGCATTAAAGCAATAGCTTCATTATTTATTATCTTATCTGTAGCATATTTTTGATAAATTCTTGGCTCGTATTTCAATCATAAATCACCTTCTTTGCTATACTCATTTATAAATAACTCAACGTGGTCTTTACTACTTATTACCCATACATCTACACCATGATTTATTAATTGCTTTATACGTTCCCATTGTATTTCTCTAGGGCTTTTATTTGGTGCTTTCAATTCTACAAAAACTACTTTCCCATACGGCATGATTACTATTCTATCTGGTACACCCGCCGTCCCTGGGCTAGTAAATTTCCAAACAATACAACCCAATTCTTTTAACTTATCTGCGAAATATTTTTCAATCTGCTTTTCTAACATGATTCACCTTTCTCAAATCATATTTCGTGACATTCGTGACATAGACGTATATATTATTCATAAATTAAGAAAACAATAAACATATGTCTTTTATTTTCTTAATTTCATAAATGCATATAGAAAATTTGTCACAAATGTCACACTAGTGATTAAAACCAATAAAATCAAGTTTTATTCATAATATTTATATAAATATCATTTTCAATATATTTACAGTAATTTACTTTTTTATGAAACCTCTCTGTAAACCATAATTTTTAAATCGTAATCTTTTTTCGCTCCAGCCTTCTGTTTTTCTTAATACATCATTTATTTCTATTGTCATGGCTCTAGTTAATTTCTTTACATCACCATTTAATAGTTCCACCCAAATTTCTAAGGCACATATTCTATCCGGCAACTTTGGCAACCATAGAATATACAGGGCATAAGATTTAATAATATAATAAACAAATGTATTTTATCTTCTTATTTTTATGAGTCTATATATATTAAAAGTTGCCAAAGTTGCCAGTACTGAAAAACTCCTTAATAAAGAACTCTTTCCATCAATTTTATAGCACTATATAACACGATGAAACATTTACAAATTTACACTTTTCTATAAAATCCTTTTTGTCTACCATAAATCATAAAACGTATGGGATTTTGAGACTGTTTCCAGCCTTTTGTTTTTCTTAATACATCATTTATTTCTATAGCCATAGCTCTAGTTAATTTCTTCACATCACCATTTAATAGTTCCACCCAAATTTCTAAAGCACATATTCTATCGCGTTTGACAAGTGGCCCATTGTATTCAAATCCATCACCACGAATAAAATCTTGCCTATCACTGATACTCAACTCTGCCCAATTTTCAGGTATTTCTTTTTCAATAAATTCACGTATCATACCAGCTAATGGACTTTCTTCAGTATGTTGTTCTTGTACTTTTTTGGCTTCTTGCTCCATTTCTTCATCAAGATACAATTTTTCGCCACTCTCATATAGTTCTTTAGCTTCCGCCCACAACTGGTCAATAGTATCTTCGCTAATTTCAAAAGGATTTAATCTTCGTTTATTCTTATCTACCATTATTGGCCACCAACGACGACCACCAGTTTGATCACGAATAAAATCATTATTATTTGTAGAAGCTATAAATATACACTGTCTAGGAAAACGTTCTGTACGTCTACCATATGCAGGTCGAAAACTGTCTTCACGCTTAGTAATAAAATGCTTTATTTGTTCAACTTCAGCTTTACGAACTGCCGATAATTCCGCAAGTTCAATAACCCAAAATCCTTGAATCTGTTCCATACCTTCTTTACCAATAACTGTACTCATACTGTCAGAACTCCATTTTTTGCCAATACGACCAATAATATAAGATTTACCTATACCTTGACCGCCAACTAATGTTACTACATAATCAAATTTCGTTCCTGGATTAAACCCCCTAGCCACACCTGCACAAAACATCTTTCTAGTCATTGCACGATTAAGCTTTGTATCTTCGGCTCCTAAATAATCTATGAATAAAGTCTCTACTCGATGCTTACCGTCCCATTTAATACTTTTTAAATATTTTTTTACTGGATTAAAACTATGTCTATGAATAGTTTCTAATATAGCATCAGCAATTATATCCTTACCTTTTATGCCATATACATCAGATATATAATTTCGCAAAGCACTATCATCAGCGTCAATCCAATCACTAACATTATTATCTTTACGCCATACTAATTTATCTAAAACAACCATTCTATGAGCAAACTCATCTAAAGCAAATTTACCTTTTAAATTAGGATCATTTTCTAATATTAATTTCACATTATGAGGCGTATTTTCATATCCGCCCCAACGATTTATATCCATCTTAGCAGTCCATTTTGTATCAATATCATCTAGGACCTCAAAATCAGTTTGTACCTCTGCTAATCTTTCTTTACCGATAGTTTTTTTTACTTCTTCATCAGCTATAGCTAAATCTTGCATAGCTTTATAACTTGGCAATCTTCCTGTTGGCGTGCCCTCTGAAACTTCATCATCTAACTGTCTAAATTTATGCAGTCTTACCATATCAAAAGCATTTAATAATTTTCCACAAGCAGGGTCGGTACTATGATGACTGTAGATAAAACAATTATTATAAACAATAGCACCAGCTGATGTACTTCCCTCAGCATAGGTATATCTATCATCAGTACCACATGGTACATATATATCAGATAAATATTTTTCTATAGCTTCTTGAATAGTATACGAGCGACAAAAAGCACCGATAATTCCTTTTTTACTGAGTGGATCTTCCTGTTTATCTACCGTTCTTTTGATATCTACTTGAACTCTACTACTCACGGGCCAAAAACTTTGGTCTTGCCAATTATCATATCGATTTAAATATTCATCAGCATCTACCCAAACCCCATCATTGTATTTGAAAATAAATTCACCATCTTGACTAGTACTAGGAAAATACATCAATCTATGCGGTTGATATGTGGTATCATCAAATAAATCAATATCGATATTATTTGCTATCATACGACTTATTGCTTGATATTCATCTGGATTCACAGGACGATTTATCGGTATGACTAATCTATACCTAGGTTTATTTTTACTATGCTTATGCGTACTATAAATACAACAAGCTACATTACCTATCGTAAAAAATAAATTATCCCAAAAATCATTAGTGGCAAAATCAGCGTCCAGTGTTATAACTGAACGCCATTGTACATTTTCAGCGACTCGCCTACCTTCTTTTAATGCCCCACCTACAAAACCGCCAACATCTTTAATATCATCTTGCTTTGACTTAGCAAATGATTTATATTCAGCAACGGTCTCCCCTGTTCTTCTAGTTTTTGACAATTTAAAAAGAAGTGTGGACCATGATAACTGTTTATTTTTCCATTTCTTTGATTTTCTACTACTAGCTACAGCAATAGATACTTCTCCGTCATATTTTAACTTAGACAAATTGTCTATGTTCAAAGCGGTATTTTGCATTATTAATTCACGTCCTTACACCGCCTCTCTTTGCGGTAAAATTTGTTTTTCAGGTTTAAATATATCGCTGCAATTATCATAATTAATATTAGCTTTATCAGCCCATTTAATAATCTCATCATTTATTTGCTTATTATTATGAGCTGGTTTATTAGCAAATAATTTTGCTTGTATTAGCTTATTATTTTGCACCTCGATACAAGCTTTTAACTTACCTTTATCGTCAGACATTAAAACTATATTTGATTTACCTGTATAAACAGCATCAACATAATTATCCACACAATTTCTAAAAATTTTGCCTATATTGCGAAGCACATCTGAATTCTCAGGTAAATAAAATTTAATACTATCAAACTGCATAGCTAATCTTCTACAGATTGGGTCATTGATATTAAAAGCTCTAAATGGATGTTCCTGTTTATAAATAGCTGTTACTAAATAATCATGTAGATTAGCAGGAGCCGGTTTTTCTTGCCAAAGTGTAGCTTTATCTTTCAATTTAAATATCATATAAATAGCGTCTTCACATGAAATTTTATCTTGAGAATTATGCCACCAACGCATTAATGCATTGATATATTCTATTCCCCAGTTATAAGAAATTAGTGCTAATTGATTTAATAATGTGCGAATATCTCGTCGCCATAAAAAATCAAATTCCAAACAATTATTAATATTATTGAAGGTATCTATATTACCTTGAGCTATAGTATAAATTTGTTTATGACGTAATAATAAAAATGGTTTATCTTTTACTAATCGTCTAATCGCAGGCTTATTTGGTAAATTTGCTATTTCTAATAATCCTGATATTGTATCTTTTGCCTTACTTATGATTTTCAATCGTTCATCTGATAAATATGCATCATCTAAATCATAAAAATTTCTATCAGCACTACCATAATAAAATGGATATTTACGATATATATAGTTATAATCAATAACTGATAAATTATTTAAGTCTGTAAAAGCCAATCGATAAGCTATATTCAGTATAGGTTTTATAAAATAACTGCCTTTATTTCCATGACATACATACATTGATTTTATTTTAAATTTAAGTTTAGACTCTAACTTTTTGGATAATCTCTCACGAAGTAGTTTTAATATTTTTTAAAAATCTCCCGCATATATACTTGTAATATGTCTATGATTCAAAAATTTTAAATTAGTATCCCTACCAAAACTTGTGTCAAAGATATTACATAAGTTATAATTAATAATAAGTTTATGATTTATATATCTTTTATAAATAGCAGTCCTTTGGGCTACATTAAAGGATATAGTCTCTTTATATAGTCTGTGATGAAACATATATTCGCTATCTTCATCACAGACTATTTCTTTACCTGATAAAGTCAAACGTAAACTATCTTTATACTCATCAAGACAAATTCTCATGCTGAGCGGGGAATACTCCCCGTCAGCCATAAAGCTAAAATCATTTTTTTGCGTAACTTCTGTAAAACGTGAACCACATTTAGGGCAATATATAATCTGATCATTTGGTCGTACACCATAATAATTTCCTACACCTTCCCATAAGGATTTAAAACTATGGCCACAGCTAGAACAATGATACATATTCGTAAATTTATTACCATTATTCAAGCTTTTTAAGCCACCTTCATAAAGATAGAATAATTTCGGCATATATAAGTCATATATTCTCAAATTAATCACCTCAATCCCATATATCATCATCGTCTTCTTCAGTTATTGCTTCAGGTTCGGTCTTTTTTATAACATCTTTTTTATCTTCGGATTTAATTTCTTTAGCAGCAGCTTTTATTTTATCGGCTTCTTTTTTAGCTTCAGCTTTTTGCTTTTCAGCATACATATCACACATTTTTATAGTTTCTTCACAAGCTTTATACATACGTTCCAAATAATCTAAGCTATTAGAAAAATTCTCATCGTTTTCTTTAATTTCTAATTCAGTACGCAATTTTTTTATTTCATCAAGTTCTTCAATTTGTTTTTCCATGAATTTTTTTAATTGTAATGTGTTTATTTTTTTATCAGCCATTTTTAATAACTCCTTTAATTAACATCAACATATAATGTACGGAATCAATCTTTCTTATAATATTTAGTTATATAACCATCAGCATTTAAAATTAACTCTGGTGCCCAATCAATAGCAGTTCCCATTATTTTATTAGCAAGTTCTAAGGATTTATCTATACTAGCAGCAACACAATCAAGAATAACTTCATCATGTACATGCATAACAATCTTAAAACCTGCCTGTTCTAATCTAATCATAGCGACTGCTAAACAATCTCTAGCAATTGCTTGTACTATATTTTCAGTAAGTTTTCCACCATAAGTTTCTAACCTTTCCCATGTACGAGATACCTGATTTGTACCTTCATATGTGATTTTGTTATTCTCAACACGAGGTCTAATATATGTTAATTCTCGCCCTGAAGGTAAACATATACGAAGCATACCCGCTCTATAATAAAAAGCCATATTATGATGAATTTTCACTTTTGTTTTTTCATTTATAGCCTGTTTAGCTGCTTTATCCACAATAGACCATAAACGAACAATATTTGGACTAGCTTTTCTCCATTTAGTTACAATATCGATTAATTCTTCATCAGTAAGCCCCATTTTATCAGCACCCATAGCTTTTAAAGCTCCCATACTGCCCTGATAACCTAAAGCAAGTTCAGCTATTTTTCCCTTTTGTCTAAGTTCACCATTAATACCATGTTTTACCACTGGTACGTGAAACATCTGACTAGCCGATGCACAATAAATATCACCGCCATCAGCAAATACTTTCATACGCCAATTTTCTCCACTAAGCCAGGCAATAACTCTAGCCTCAATAGCTGAAAAATCAGCTACTACAAATTTATTCGATTTAGTCGGTATGAAAGCAGTTCTTATTAATTGAGATAATACATTTGGAACATTCTCATAGAAAATTTCAAATGTTTCGGCGTCATCATGTTTTAATAATTCTCTAGCATCGTCCAAATCACTCATAGAATTACGAGGTAAATTTTGAACCTGTACTAATCTACCTGCCCAACGTCCAGTACGATTAGCACCATAAAACTGAAGTAATCCTCGAATTCGTCCATCAGCACATTGAGCATTCTGCATAGCTACATATTTTTTTATTGAAGTCTTAGATAGCAACATTTTTAGCTTTAACATATCTTTGACTTCTTTATTTTTTACTATTTTTAAGAGTTCTAATACCGTAGTTTTTGTGATTTTAGAGGGAAAAAACCCTTCCTTTTCCAGTATCCAATGTTTTAGTTGTTCTGTAGAATTGGGGTTATCCAGATTAGATATATCTTTAGCTTCTGCTGAAATTCTATTTCTAAAATCAGTATCAACTTCTACAGCTTTATCAGCTAATTGTCTATCTAATCCAATACCTCTATCATTTATTTGTTGGTCTAATACCCATAAATTTTGTTCAAAATCTGTAGGTTTGAATTTAATCATTTTCTTACGTAAATAGCGTTCAACCTCTACATCACGTTTATTATATTCTTTAAATAAATTCCAATTTTGTATATCATGCTTTGGTAAATTTCTTATTCTGCCACCATTAGTATTAGTCGGCTTACAAGGCTTCGAAAATTCCATTATTAATTTTCGTCCAATATTCATTTTGGCTTTATCTTCAGCTAATCTAAAAATTCGACAATCCTCAGCAAGAGAACCATACAATCCTAAATTCAAAGATAACACCATAGTACATTGCCATTGTGCAGGGTCTAAAAAATAATTATCATCATAAAAACTATTAATTGTTTCGCCACCAAATAAATAATGACTTAATAACACTCTTTCAAATTGAGCATTATATGCTGTTTTTAAAACCGCAGGATTGATTAAATCTCTTAAAACATCTTCAGGAATATCTTCACCTTGAGCTAAATCTATAACATTAACCATTTCATCATCATATGCATAGCCAAATAATAATATTTCTGCTTCTTCAGCATATTTGTAGACCCCAACTTTTTTTAAGTCGAGGTCACAATATGTTTCTAAATCAATAGATAATGTTCTCATAAAATACCTCCTAATAAGGCTTTATTCAAACATATCCTCATCTTCGTCATCAGTATTTGCAAATTCTGTTTCAAATTCGTCATCATCTAATACTTCAAAATCATCTTCTGGATTAGACGCACCGCCTAATGGCTCACCATCTTTTACTTTTTGGATATTACCTAATCCAGCAGCAATACCTGAACCTGCATCTGTTTTATAAGCATAAAATGTTACTGATACATTAGCATAACAACCACTATACACCGCAGAACGGTCAAGAATAGGTTTTATTTTTCTATCTACAATCTTAGGTGCAGTGTTGGAATTTGCGTTTATAAAGTAGCATCCTTCATATGCATCATCATCAAAACGGTCAGTATCTCCATCTCTAAGAGGTACTTTTAAATTAGGTGGAATTTTACCATTTTTATTCACTACTTTAGATTTACCTATATTTTTAGCAGCTTCTATAGCTCTCTTTATTTCAGCTATTTGTTTTTTATCAGTTTTAGGAATTATAAGTGACGCACCATATTTCAAATCCCCATTTGGTGTTTCTTTTGGTTCCCAAATATTAGCATAAGAAAGCCTTACATTCTTTAAAGTTAACTTTGTATCATTCATATTTATAATCTCCTTTAATCAAGTATTTCAAAATCATTTTCAGGGCTATTATATTCAGGTCGCGGGTCATCAATATCAACAAGTGTAGGTTTACCAGATATTTTAGTGATTAAATCATCAAGTAAAATACTAAATGTTTTTTTACCTAATAATTTAGTCAATTCAGTTATAGACTTTAATTCAGGCTCTTTCATAAAATCAGATGAATCAATATTCGCTTTTTGTAATCTACCAATTACAGCATCAATATCACTATATTTTCGAGAACTTTTACCTTCTACTAATTTATAGCCTGGCCATGTCCTACCTTGTAGTGCTTCAGATAACGCATAATCTTTTATTTGTTTGGCATAATGAATAAGAGGTTCTATCCTATTCAATGCATCAGCCATTTCTTCATCAGACATAAATTCAGGATCAATAAAATCATACTTTGCTACACTTAAGCAATATTCAGAGTATTTTTTACAACGCAATGAAGCCCTACAGAACAAACACCACTTACCAGCATTGAATTCTCCTATGCCATCATAGGCAAGTTCAGCAGTTGGTTTTACAATATTTTCTCCCCATTTAATCAAATCTTTTACTGATTTTTCTTGACTAGATATCCCACCATTACGTGGCTGAAATATAGTCATTTGGATAGTATCAAAATCATACATAAAACCAAAATTACTGATTATACCTAAGGCATACATCTGCATTTGGGTATTATCAATAGCACTAACAGCTACACCTTTACCATATTTTAAATCTACTATTTCTACATATTTATCAGTAATAATCACTAAATCTCCTGTACCAAAACCCTCTTTTGCCCATTCGCTATAATCAATCTTTTCTTCTATTGCTATATAAGCTGTTTTATCTATGCTTAATGCTGTATTAATTTTCTCTATACAAATATCTATATATTCAAATACATAATCAAACATTGATTTATTATAGAATTCTTGATTTCTAAATTGTTTTGGTAGGGTAACATTGGTATGATTATGCTTTAAATAATACTTTAGATAAAATTCTCCGATGGCATGAGCTAATGTACCTTCACGTGCAGCTGCTGTTTCTTTGTCAGGATATGTTTCCTCTAATCGGGCACTAGGTGGACAAGATAGCCACCTTTTACTCCCCGATGCACTCAATAAGGCATGTGCTGGCTTGGTCATTCGCCAAGAACTTCCTTTCTAAATTCATCTATCTTATCAATTGGAATATCACTTAATTTTTTTAATTCCCATTTGTGTAAAGTATCTTTCATTCTCCCCATCAATGTATCATCTGATTTTTTGGCTTCCATTAAATCTTTTTTTAAGTTATCTCTCAATTCTTCTTCGCTCAATCGAGGTTTAGTGCTATCTTCTTTTACTTCTTCATCAACTGAAGTTTCATTTTTTACTTCACTTTTCTTTGATTTTTGTCTAGTAACTTTTTTTACTGGTTTTTCAACAATTTCTTCTTTTTCTTCAGTTGCAACATTAACCACTGCATTTTTTGTATTTGCTTCTAAAGCTTTCGCTAATGCTCCTATGGCTTGTGCTAATTGTTCAGTTCCTTCAATTGTTACTTTTACATTTAATTCCATGATATTAACTCCTTTTATAAATTAACTTTTTATGGTAGACTTTAGTTAAGGTTTTTTTATTTGTGCTGATTAGCCATGTGCTGGTCAGCTTTTTTTAATATGGAAAAGAATTTATTGATATTATCTAAAACTATTGGCAAATCTTTAGGTTTAAAAATGCTGGGTGTTAATTTAATAGCAATCCCCTTTTTCTCATTCGTTTCATAGATTGTCTGCATATTCTCAAATCCTTTGCATATAGTTTTCATATTCTGAATAAGGTATACGTGTAATACGTCCATCTCTTTTGGCTTTTATTACTCCAGTACGTACTCTTTCATAAATAGCTCCATAACTTACTTTCGCTTTTTTAGCAAATTCACTTATAGTCAATGGCCCTTTTTCTATATCATTTAGATTTTGTTGTACCTCTATGACTTCTAAATGTTCTTGCTGAACCTTTTTGGCGATATTAATTAGTTCATCAATCTCTTTATCTAGATTTTCTTTCAAAGCTTCTAAAGCTCGAATTTTTATTTCGCACTCTAAATTCCAATCAGGCATATACATAATCTCCTTTCAATTTATTTGGTTGCTACCCATACATAAGCTATAAATTTTGATACAACGGTTTCATCAATAACCCACCGCTAAGCGTTCGTTACAATAAAGGGAATAATTAGTAATAGCTAAGCACTCATTAAATTTTTAATATGTTATAATCAATACTAGGAGTGATTATTTTGAGACAAAATTTACTTATATTTATTATATTTTT